GTCTTTGATCTGATAATGCAGCAGCTATTTCAGCATTAGTCTGGTCAGCAGTCGCCCCAGATTCAATACCATCTAATTTAGTACCGTCAGCAGCTACATCTCTACCGTCAACTGTTCCTGTTACTGCAATGTCTCCTGTAACTGTGACATCTCCATTAGCAGCATTGACCAAAAATCTATTATTAGCATTAGTTATATCTCTTATCGCAAAAGAACCATCTCGATTTTGAAGTATAAAATCAGGATTTGCAGTAGTATCCTCAAAAATTATACCGGGTTGACTATCAGTAATTGTTATAGCATTAAAAGTACCCCTTCCTGTTGCGATAACTTGTCCTGTTACGTCAATACCAGCACCAACGTCTAGGTTACCAAGTACATCAACGTGTCCATCAGAATTTACAACTAACCTTTCTGCACTATTAGTTGAATCAGTTACTCTCCATGAACCAGAGTTTGCCGAAATTGTAAAGTCAGGATTATTGTCAGAATCAAAAAAAGTAATTTTTGGAGTTGTATCGACAAGGGATATATCCTTACATTGTAACTCTCCAGTAGTAGTTATATCTTGAGATCCAAAGTTAGGAGATATCTTAGTTCCAGCTATTGCAGCAGATGCGTTGATTTCTGCGTTAGTTAGTGTAGTGCCTAGTCTTCCTTTAATATTTGCAGCAGATACGTTAGCCATATCTTCTGCTGCTACTGGGTGACCGCCAGCTGTTGAGCCGTCATGTACGACAAGAGTTTCTTTGTCTGTATCTACAGTAACTTCGCCTTCGGCTCCGGTAAAGCTACCATGTTGCGTAGTTGTACCACGTCTTAGTTTTAATAATTTTGCCATTTATAGAGTTCCGAAGTCAATTTGTAAGTTGTCGCCACTAACAGTTCCGACTTCTGTAAGGTTGTTATTGTTGCAATCTAATGTACCAGCTAGTTCTGGTGTTGAGTCATCAGACAAGTTTTGGATACCAGAGTTAGACGTAATACCTAACCATGCAGATCCGTTATAGTTTTTAAGTGTATTCGTGGTTTCATCAAACCATAGATCACCAGCATCAGGAGAGCTAGGTGCGTTAGCAGATATTTGATACTCGTTAGCATATCTGTTTACATCACTGATTGAAGCACCAACTGTATTTACGTTACTTATTGAACCAGCTGTTGTGTTCACATTAGCAATACTTGTAGCTGTGGTGTTAATACTTGTTATGTTATCAGATACTGTCTTAAGAGGATCATCTTTAACTGTAATACTGTTACCCATACCACTGTGGTTTGTACAGTAGTATATGAAACTTGATGGCTGTGACTCAGGTACTACAAGTTGGACTTTTGCTCCAGCCTGTCCTTGAGTGCCAGTAACAGTAACACCAGTATTATAAGCACTACCACCGCTTGAGAAGCGTAATGGGTGCGATGCGTTTGATGCGTCACTTACGTCAAATGTATATGTCCAGCCTTTATATAATGTTAGTGCAGGCTTATCTACACCATCAATAATAAATTTACCAGTAGCAGCTGTAACAGTAAATGTAATTTCGTCTTCTATTATATCAGCAACTATATCAAGTGAGCCGTTAGAGCTACCTGTACTTACAGGATTAGTAATAAGACCTAAGTCTTCACTGTATGTTATAGCGCCAGATACAATAGCTACGTCGTCAAGAACGGACTGAGAAGGAGTGATAGTAGCAAATGAAGTACCGTTCCATACAGTTAAATTATCATTACTATTATCGAACCACAAGTCACCTACCTGTAGTGATGTACCGTCAACTCTTTGTGTAGGAGCACTACTTGCTATCTGATATATGTCAGCAAAGTTATTTATGTCTACTACGTTTGCACCAGCTGCCGCAATATTAGTTATGTTAGTAGCTACAGTATTAACTTGAGTAGCTATAGGTACTAATCTGTGAAAACTATATGTATGTAATGTAGATGTAGACTCAACTAGAAAACCAAATCCTGTAGGTATAGCAGCAGGCACACCAGTAATAGTTACAGTATTGCCTGAGCCAGCACCGTTTGCTATGGTTACAGTAGTACCACTAGGGGTTAAAGTTGTGGTTGCAGCTTGTATACTTAGTATAGCTGACTGACCTGTAGCTCCCTGTGGGTTAGTTGTAGGAAAGCTAGTCTCATTAGTGATAGCTGTAAAACCCCCAACCTCATCTATAAGGTCAATAATGCGAGCATTTATAGCAGCTGTAGTAGCAACAAATGCGTCAGAGTTAGACCAAGAAACTCCACTAGCAATAGTTTCAGAAGAGTCTTGTCTAAGGAACTTAGCTTCAGCTTCTGTTTCTGTGTAGTATCTACCATCAAGAGCACCGGATGTAAGTTCAGTTTCAGTAAAGTATCTACTATCTGTAGAGCTTGTGTCAATCTCAGACAAAGTAAGTTTGTCAGATTGTAGTAATGTTTTTATTTCACCAGCAGTCTGGTCAGCTGTAGCTGCTGTTTCGATGTTAGCTAGCTTAGTCTGTTCTGCATCACTAAACTCGTTAGTGTTAGCGTTAGCTTCATATGCAGTTTTTATTTCTGCATTAGTTTGGTCAGCTGTAGCTCCAGACTCGATACCGTCTAATTTAGTACCGTCTGCTGCTACATCTCTACCATCTACAGTTCCAGAAAGAGTTATATTTCCTGTTACGCCGAGTGCACCTATAGTAGTAGCTCCAGCTCCAAGAGTTCCGCTAGTTAATATATTTTGAGAACCAAAGTTTGGAGTTACTTTAGTACCAGCTATTGCAGCTGACGCATTTACATCAGCATCAACTATAGTTCCGTCAGCTATTTTACTAGAAATAATTTGACTGTCAGCTATATCTGCTGTAACTATTGTACCATCTACAATATTAGCACTTGCAATAGTGATGTCAGTAGGTAACGCACCACTGTTTAGCTTGTCCATTGTGACAGCATTATCTCGTATCTTGGCTGTAGTTACAGCATCGTCACGGATGTCAGCAGTCTGCTCTAGTTGGTTTTGTTCTTCTTGTGCAGCAAATAATAACTGCTCGTGGTTGGCATTTAGGTCAGCCGCTTTGACTGAAGACCCTGCCGTATATGTAGCCTTTGCACTTTCTAAATTGGTATCACGATAGATACGTATAAGTGCTGGGTTAGTTGGTATGTTGCCTGATGTAAATACTACGTTACCACCACCTGTAGTAGTGTAGCCTGTAATATTATAGTGTGTACTGGTTGTCTTTATAGTACCATCTACAGACACTTTTATATCAGACTCTTGTATAGAAGGAAAGGTAAACTGCTTAGTCGCATTACCATCCCCAGTGTATTCTACGAATGTTGTTGCCATTTATTTGTATATGTTGAGGAGGTCATTTGACTGTACCTTTTTAAGATACTTTTGACGTTTTGCTTCTTTTTGTTCGGCTATAACTTCAGCCACCTCTGGCATTTCCATTATTGATGCCCAAGCTTTACGTCTTGCTTCTTGGAATATTTGATCTATCTTACCATTGTGCCAGTAGTTACGGGCATCGTACTGAGCTCTCTTACCATCACGTATATCTTTACGCATAAGCTCTAAAGATGCAATAGCTTTTGGATCTTTTGCTAACTTGTCTAGTTCAAGCTCAATGTTTTGATCTCCTATAGCTTTTTGGAATAGTGATCTAATACGTGGTGTGTCAGTCAAGTTAGTGCTGTCAGGAGCATAGTATGTAGATAAACGTAGGTCGTAGCCACTGTTAAATAGAAACGATCTTCCTTCGCTTTGCTCTAGTGTCAAAGTAACAGGACTAAACATATTAAATGCTCTAGTTAAAAAGTCCCAGTTATTAATAGGCTTACCATTTAGCATATCATACTTAATAGGTAGCTGTTCACTTGTTAGAGTTTCACTAATTAGGTTTCTGTTTCTTAATGACTGATCTATACCAGACCCAATCTCACGCATGTAAGGTACGAATAATTTACCCATTTCATTACGTAGACCAGCTAGTGGTACAGAGTTATTAACTAAACCAGCTATGATTCTATCAAACTGTCCCGGTCTACCAGCAAACAAATCAACAAATGACTGAATACCAGCAAGATAAGACTTACTTGTAATCGCTTGTGCAACTACCAATGATATTTTTTGTAGTTCTCTTTCTGTCCACTCTTCACCCATAAGTAAACTTGCGTCACCTACATCAGCGATTGTAGACATAATTAGGTTGAAAGGTTCAAAGGTATCATAACCTACACGTACAGCTCCAAGCTTTATAGTTCTTGGTTCAAACTTAGAATCCAGCCATAGCTGTCTTTTCTGTCTGTCAACTGGCCCGTTACCTGTAAGATCTCCACGCATCCATGCCATTGATGCCATAAACACGAGAGCAGAGCCCATCGCCAATCGGCCTGTTTGTAGTGCCTTTGCGTTAGCTAGTTCAACTGCGTTTGTGATACCATAGCGTTCTACATTTTTTAGATTACTAGGTGTAGCAAATGCTATGTCGTTGAACTCTTTGACTAAGAAGTTAAAACCGGGTGTATGTTTTGCTGTAAGTGCAAGACCGTTGACACCAGTTCTAGCAAATAGAAAGAATGGTTTTGCCCAAGGGTTAGCACTAAAAACATCATTAAGACCTTTTGCGAAGCCTGTAAGCTCTTGAGTAAGTGTAACTTCTCTACGTGCAAACTTAGTAGCTTCGTCTATAATATTACCTTGTGAGTCAAATACCTGTGCATAGAAGTCGTCCTCATATGCTTTTAAAACTTCTCGATTTATTTCTGGTAGTTTAATGCCATCAGCAGATTGTAGGTCTAAAACATTACGCAAAGCTTTTTCACGCATTTTAGCACGACCTATAATATATGCAAACGCATCGTCAGTTGCGGCCATGATCTTAGTAGAGTATGTAAACAAGTTACTGTTGTTCATAGACCTAGCCATGTTTGCTACTGCAAATGCTGCCCGATCTCCAAAATCAGCTCTACCACTATCTTCTGCCCATCTACGTATAAGCTCCCAGTTGTCGTCACCACGAGTAAATTCAGAGTAACGTGTCTTAATAGTTGCTATATCACCTTTCCAGTATGAGTTTAGTTTTTCTCTAAACAATGTAAAGGACTCAGGTATAGCTTCTATCATAGCGTTCATAGATGCTAAGCCTGCACGTATAGTAGCACTGTCACCTTTGAATGGATAACGCATGGCAGCTCCTAGTGTGGTAGCCATAGGACGTAAAAATGTTGCGACAGACGTACCAGTAATTGCTCGCATTGGTGTTTTAGGGCCAGATAGTACACTATGAGTAAGCACACCTTCTAACTCACGTATTAGCACACCTGTACGGTCTGCGGCTTTGGGATCTAGCTGTCCACCTTTTATTATCTTTCTAGCAAAGTTATCAAAGTCATCAAGTGTATTGACATCTTTCATCATAGAGAACGCTTCAAATAAAGCATTGAGTAGATCGTCGTTCTTATCATCCTTAGCTATTTTTAGCACCGACATGATAGACTCTTTTGCGTCTGCTACGTCAGCCTTGACTGCATCTTCTATATTTTTAGCTCTGTTTTTACCAGCACCTAATGCTCTAAATGAGTCAGACTTTACAAATCTAGCTTTCTTTGTATGATATAATGCTGTTAGCATAGTATCTACAATCTGTTTAGCTGGGCCGTCTATATCATCTAGTGACACTAAGTCTGCTAATTCTCTACCAGCAATACCAGTATCTCGTAGCTGTTTGAGTAATGAACCTACAACAAGGTCAGTTACAACTACATTCTTAGATGTAAATATTTCGACACCATCTACGATGTCTTTGTTTGCTTCTAGAAGTTCTTTAAGATACTCATTAGATGATAGCTCTGCTGCATTTCTACCCTGTGTTATAGCTTGATGTCCGTCTACAGCTTCTTTAAATGTTTGAGCTAACTTAACTCTATCACCTTTTGCTGCTTTTAGTTCTTTTGCAAACCTTTCACTACTCATCAAACCTTTGAGTACACGCTCTACCTGTTTAACATCTGTACCACCTTTAAGAGCTATACGTTCACGTTCTACAGGTGTAGTTACAGAACCAGTGGCTCCTTCTTCTTGTCCCCATTCTTTACGAGTTCTTGATAGCTGTTCGCGAGCTACATCTGGTTCAACCTCGGATGTGTGTGCCCCTTGGTGCGGCTGTGATACTGGTGAGTTTTTATCTGCACGAAACTGTATCTCGCCTTCACGTATCTGTGCAACAGCAGCTTCTGTGCTCTGTTTAGATATACTTTCGTTTCTATCTTTTATTTGTTTAAGTACTTTTTGTGACCCTTTACCTAGTGCATAGGTCATACCATCAAAGAATAATCCTATACCCATACCCTCCACAATGTTTTTTACTTTCATTACAACAGGGGAGTCAGTATCTCTGGTAGATAGTGGTGTATCAAACCAGCCATATCTATCACGTACAGCACCTAAAGCGTTCTGACCATCAGACTCCTTAGAGATAAGGTCAGATGCAGCTCCAATACCGGCAGCTCTGATAAAACTGTTTGCACCTAGTAGTTTTGTAGCACCAGTTGCAAGCAATGGAACACCAGTTGCAGCTAATGCTTTGGCAGATAGCACAGTACCAGCAGCTAATGAACCGAAATGTACAAGTCCACGTAGCTGTCTACCCCACCATGTTTTTGTTTCGATAGGATTATCATAATTTACAAAAGGATCCCAGTCAGGTTTGTAGTAACCTAACTCTTCCTTTTCTCTTTGCATTGTGCCGTCCAATGCTTCTTTTGTTCTTTCGGCAAAGGTGGTTACAGAGGATGCAGTATCTTGTAAACCTCCTGATAGGATAGACTGACCTTCTTTAGCTAATGCCTTGAATCCCCACTTTTCTGCATTACGTGGGTCATCTTGTTCGGCGACAGTTTGTGCTTCCTCAGTCTGCTCTTGTTTTGCAACCTGAGCTTTAGCTGCTTCATCTTGTTCGATTGTATCAGCTAATTGATTGACTTGATCGTTTACATAGTCAAAAGCCCGTTGGTCTATCTCAAGTTTTACACTTGGATCTTCACTCATAATTATACCTTAGTATTAAATGTTCAACTTTAGCATCGCATTGATTGCCGCCGGTGACAGTGTGTTTGGATTTAAGAAGGGTGCTTCTTTCAACTCTGGTACAGCTTCCAATAACTTATCATTGTCTTCTTTTGACAGAGTTGTTTTTTGTTTATGTGGTATACTAACACCACCTATAAATTGTTGACGCTGTATGTTTGTCTCTAGCTGACGTATAAACATCTCAGCATTTAGCCCGGTAACACTAGGTTTAGTATTTATCATCCACTCTATATTATTGTTCTTAGTTGCAACATCTAGAGTTTTAGTAGCGTTGTTTTTGTTTAGTAGTTTGTTTTGATCGTCGACATTATCGAGTTCTGTACGTTCTGGTATTTCTGTTTTATCTTCTTCTGTTACATCAACCTTAGCAACTCTTGCTTTAAATATTTCTTCTGGTGTAAGATATGCACCGTCAGCGTTTTTTATAAAGTTGAAACGCATGTAGTATGTTGGATACCGAGTTTGACCACCACTTCTGATATACTCACGTGCTATAGCTAGATGTGGTGCTTCACCTGCCCACTCTTCTGTACTATATATTAGACTTGGATCTTTACCAATAGCATCCAGTGTAGCTGCTAGATCTTTTGTAGCCTGTGTATTAATAGGTAGTATCTCTTCTTTATCAAATGTTCCATCTTTTACAAGTGCTTTTGCTTCTTTTATAGCATTAGCCATAGCAGTCTTTCTAGACTGACCACCTACAACTAGCTCTTTAAATCTCTCAGTAATGTATTCTTTTGTATTATCTCGTGTAACAATATACTTATCAGTTTTAGCTTTATCTAAATCTCTAAGTTGTTTAGCTTCTTTTACAATAGCAACTACTCTTTCGTCCATGTTTTCTGCTTCTTCTTCTGTAAATGCACCTATTTCTGGTGTGTTTACATACTTAGCCTGTTCATCACGTATGTCAGGATCTACTATTTTGTCTATCATATCTTGAGTTATAGGAAGATTATTACGTCTTCTACTTGTAATCTCAACCACAATAGCTTCATCAGCATAGTCTCTGCTAGTTAAAAAGTTTTTTAAAAACTCAGGATTAGCTTCATCATATCCAAGATTAAACTCTTTTCTAAAGTTAAGAACATACTCATCTACTTTATCTGCTGCTTCTCTTGGATCAGTAATTTTATTCAGCTCTTTTACAAATTCAACGTGAGTTGTTTCTTCCCACGCTTTCATTTTTAGCTGTTCTGTTTCTGTATCTTGTGCAGCTTTTTCGTTGTCATACTTAAGAACGGCATCAGTTAAGTCTTTAAATAAACCTTTTGCACCTCTTGGTGCTCTATCATCGTCGAGTTTCATCTTACCACCGGGAAACTCAAACTCTTTACTTAGAAACAAACGTATTTTTGCTACATCAATACCACTATCTGGATCTTCAAGCATTGGTAGAACAATAGCAGCAAAGTCATCAAAAGCCTTACTACTCGCAAGAGATGCAGTAAGACCTTTTGCTTCATACTCTCTTTTTCTAGTTGTTATCCAACCAGTCTCTCCTACTGTATCATTGACAACAGCATCACCATTAAAAATACTACTTATTTCCTGACGATCTCGGTCAAGTGCTTGCTCTGCCTTGAGCCTATTTCTATTTTCTGACCATTTTAGCAGTACAGCTCTTTCAGCTGTTATCATTTCTTTTGCAAGATATTTACGTATCTCACCTCGAGTAACTTCTCTATCTCCAGCAGCACGTCTTTGTGCAATAAACGCTTGCATGTAGATTTTACGTAGCTCTCTTATATGTGCTTGTGCTTCTGCTTTAGTAGGATTATCATTCAGTATTCTGTTATCTAAGACTCCAAAACCATTGTCAATAATCATTCCGTTTAGAACAGTCTTATACTCAACACCGGCTCTTTTAAGATTATTTCTTACATTTAGACTTTCTTGATAACTGTAACCGCCTTGTGATAAAGCAGCAGCAGCATCTCCAGCATTATCTCTTTGTTCTTGAGTTAGGGTAGGGTCTGTAGAATCTTTCTCAGCTGCCGCAGCAAGTACTTTTTCATCAGCTCTAAGCTTCCCCTCTTCTGTTTCTATTCCTGTTTGGGCTTCGTCGTCTTCTTTTCCTCGCTCATTTAAGTAGTCTTCAATATACTGTTCAGTTTCGTTTCTATCGTCGTTAGCCTGTCGTACCTTTTGAACTATAGTTACACTATCTTTAATTAGACTCGTAAGATTAGCTAAGTTTTTATCTCTCTGTTCAAACCGTTGTTTTTCGAGTTCCGCCATTTGTCGGTAGAACTCTTGTGTATCTTTAATACTAGCATCTTGCTCCTTAATCATTGCATCTGTCAGATCAGGAGCCGTTGCTAAATAATTAGTAGCACCTAGAGCGTATGGGTCACGAAATGATGATGTCATACTACCTCCATAGGAACGTCTACTTTACTGTAGTCAACAGTTAGGTAGTTTTGATCTATACCTACAGCCATAGGATTCTTTTTAAGTACATCTTGAGCCATCACTCCACGGAATCGTACCTTACTACCTGTATAATTAAATTCATATATGTTGTAACCTTGTGGTGATACACCAACTTGTTCTACATTTTCTTTTAATTTTATATCTGAGAAAGCACTGGCTATACCAGCAACTTGACTTGCTACACCTAAAGCACCACTGAGTCTATCAGAAGGAGGCATCATTACAGGTGCACCGTATGAAGCTGGTACTCCTAGATTCTCTCTAGCTTTAGCATTGGCTGCTAAGAATCGACGTTGATTGATTGTCTGCATTGCAGCCATATCACGACCGAACGCATTGTTGACCATTCTTTCTATCTGTGCTTCTTTTTGTAATAATGACTGATACTGAGCTCGACCAAACTTTCTTGATCTACCGCCCTCGTCTACTTTTTTAGTTCTGAAATACTTGGCAACAGCGTTCTGTCTTGCAGCTCTACCCTTACCTTGTACTTGCATAGCTCTACTCCTAGCATCAGCTTGGGAGCGGCTAAAGCCAAGAACATTTCTATCTAGAGTTCTTGCGAATGTAGTTTCTTTGTTGAAAAACTGTAATCTTTTTTGTTGAAATACAGCATCTTTTTCAAGTTTCTTTTGTTTAGCAGCAGCTCTAGCCCCTGCATTAGCGTCTACGCACACGGCAAAATTCAATAAATGTTACATTGTTTGGCCCATGGTTTAACTTACGTAAAAACTTAAAGCCTAGAAACTTAAGCAATCTAAGATGTGCTGTGTTTCTAATATCGACTATATTCCAAAGGAGTGGCTCTTCACGGCTATCGACATACCGTTTGGCTTCTCTTGCAAATGTAATCGGGTATCGGTGAATCTCTGGAGTGCAAAGCATCCATATGTCACCTTCTTTTCCTACTCCGGCCATGCCAGCAGTCTTGCCGTCAGGCACTGTGAAATACACGTAGGATCGGTTTTGAGACATGATAAGAGGTAAGAACCTATGATCTATCCCATGCCCTTCTTCGACCTCTCTGAGGTCATCTGGACGGAGGTTAGAGGCCACTTCTGTAGCAGCCTCCAAAGTGATTGGGTGTATATATTTAGACACGTTGATAAAATCTGGGTGAATAGTCACCTTCCCAAGACAACGCATGTAGCGTAGCTGGGGCTGGGTGAGATGATCGTAGTATTACATCTACGTTTGTGTTCTTTTCGTAGATTGGGACAGTCTTGATAAACTCTTCGAGATATGGTGCATCAGAAGCGTCGTACGCGTCGAGTTCTGTTGATTCATATACTTCTGTGTAGTCGTTTTTACCGACTCGTTTGAGTGTTGTTTCATAAAGTCCTATCTTACCAAAATGTAATTTAATTCTGTGTACCACTAACGAAGAGTTTACATCAGATGTAGGTTTGTCGCCTGCCATCTTCATAGGATAAAATGTAGGAAACTGAACTTCGTAAGGGTATATGTAACCTATAGTAAGTGTGACACCAGACCAATTACCGGGTAAGGTAAAGCTTGTGCCACTAACTGTAGGCTTTGCATATCTACCAACTCGTGCTGAGTTAGTATTAGTATCAATTACCACTAAATCGTGGTTAGGTGTGGTGACTGTATTCAGCCAACCCACACTACTGAAGGTTGTGATATTTGTAGTTGCGTTAAAGCTACCACCGCTAACAGTAGTATGATTATCCACATGAAGTAAGAAGTCGACATTGTCTTGTACTATACTAGGGTCTTCTGTTGTTTGTACTAGCCTTATCTTTTGCAAATAATAATCTGCATCTAGATAGTAGTATTCATCATCTATAATAAAATGATATAATATAGGTCTATTTAGTTTCCATTTAAACCATGCTGCCTGCTGCCTTTTATCACCAACATTCAGATACTTGTAGCCATATACTATACTGTCAGAAGCACCTGACTTACCAAATAGAATAATACTATTTTCTCTCGAGTTAGTAATTAAGTCTATATTTTTAGGTAGTAGTGTTGGTACAATCTTACTGACTTCAACAACACTTGGTTGACCTTCTCGACTAATGTTTGCCATTTCGTTGAAACGACTAAACTTACCTGAATTGTCAACGTACCCAAGAGTTGTGCCTAGTGATATAGGTGCGATATCTTTGTTGTAGTTAAATGTAGATATACTACGTAATTTAGCAGTATCAGGATTTAAAACTGTATCATCTGATGCAAGTAAGAATTGTTGGTTTGTACTAAATACTACCAAACCAGCATTGATTGCTATACCATCAAACAATTCTGATGGAAATGTAGATGCAGAAGATATATCAATAGGGTCAGATGCTGATACAGTTAGTGCTGATTCAGCAAAAAAGTCTGGCTCACCGATTGAACCGGGTCGAGCTGATACAACGTTTGACCCTGCAAGAAAGACTAATCTATTACGGAAGAATAATACCTTATTTATTCGTTTATTCACGAAGGATGGTAAGGGATTTGTCAGCTCATCACCTATCAATCTATCAGCATAGGTAAATTGTTTAACTGTAAATGTTGCTATTTCACTAGATGTACCACCATTTGCAAGTGCAGTTCTCTGTATAACCAACGGCATATTTGTTAAGGTCTTTGCTATACCGGGTTTAGCACACTCAGACCAAGAGCCTGATCCATCTATATTATTTTCACCATCAAATCTTACATAGTAGTCATCTTCATCTGCCATACGAGAGTTAGATACTTTGACTATGTAGCCATGTTTACATTGATTAGGTAATCGAGTCACGTCGTTTACAGAACTTTGCATAACTCGCATCAAGTCATCTTCTACTACCTCTACATTAAATGAGCTAGTGCTGGATAAATACATTCCTGTACCTATAACTTTACCAGTAATACCTGATGGTAGTTCATCTAATATACCACCAAGAACAGTATCAGCAGTAACAGCTGTGTCAGAATCAAAAGGTGTAGGCTCTGGTCTAACAAGTTTTAGATTAGCTTTTACTTGTGTGCTTTCATGATCTTCTACTCTAATTGTATAGTTAAAGCCTTCCATAGTTACAGTAACTGTGTTACCTGTAACCCATCCTTCACCACCATGTAGTAGAGTGATATCCGCTTGATAACTACATCTATAGTTATTACCACCGGGGCCATTCTCACCAGCAGTATAGTTAGGACTAACACCTTGTTGACCTAGAGTATTTAATCTAAATATTAAATTCTTTTTGGTGCTGCCGGAGTTCACGCTAAATACTTGTGTACCGATACCGGGACAGTGCCCAGTACCATCACTTTCATCAAGTGTATTGCTCTGTATTTTTACACGTGTAGCACGGGTAAGAGTAGTTGTGTTTGAGTTATTGTATAAATTCAAACCATACTGTCTGCCGTTTTCAGTTCTAGTAAGTTCTATAAATGCGAAGTGAGCATCTGGTGTAGCATCTGTAGTTCCCGTTGTCCCAACGAGAGTGTTAGCATTAGAAGTATCACGACTAGAAACGAAAGTTGTATCATTAATTGTGAGGAACTGTAGGTTTTCTGGGTCACTTGTTGCTAAATAGTTCTGTATTGCTGTCTGGCCACCTGTACCATATACTATGGTTTGTGCTGCTCCAGCGTTATCTCCGTCAGCTTTCCATACTCTAAGCTGACCGTCAGCAGCTATCTGTCCTATATAAGAACCCTCTTCATCGTCACGATAGTAATGAAAGTACGCACCACCACTCTGAACATTAGCTAAAGCATCAGTTCCTACTCTTGCTGCACCCGGTCTTTTAAATAGACCCTTGGTTACATCTGGTATTGCGTTAATAGATTCTACTA